ATAAAAGGTATTTTAAAAATCTGTAGGTACTAAGAGTCATCATAAGTATAAAGTAACTTTGTAAGAATGTATAGCGAGATACCAAATCAAAGAATACCACAGGCAAGAAAAACTAAACAATGGGCCATCGATACGATGGAGTCCTATTTTTCTATTGCCGAAGACGGAAGAACTTACAGGAAAGAGGAGCTCCGAAAGCTGTACGATTATTACAATGGTGTTATACACGATGACGACTATCAGTATGTTGTGCAGCCTTACGGCAAAGCCCGTAAGAACTTCCCTTCAAAAATGCGCAACTATCCCCTTATTAAACCGATTATTGACCTACTTCTCGGGGAAAAGGCAAAGCGTCCGTTCAACTATTCAGTAACCGTGCAGAATTCGGACTCCGTTTCCCGTATGGAAGAGGAGAAAAAAAACAACTGTTCTAGAATCTATGAAGCAAGCCTTTGTAAATGAGGTAAATGCTATGGGTGTAGAAACAGGTGTTCCAAGTCAAGAGCAACCTCAACTACCTGCAGAACTAGCAAAAATGTTCGACAGGAGTTACACTGACACAAGAGCTATCTTAGGACAAAAGGGAATGAATTACATTCTCCAACATTGTCACGTACATGAAAAAATTCAAAAAGCCTGGTTTCACTTTTTAGTAGCAGGAGAATGCTACACGGAGCGAGGTGTAAGAAATGACGAAGTATTTTATGATATTCTTAACCCCTTAGATGTAGACTATGATCTAGATCCGGATTTAGACTATGTAGAGGATGGTGATTGGGCAATGGTAACCAAATACATGCATCCATCTTCTGTAGTAGAAAAATGGGGGAGAGACCTTACCCCTGAACAAATTGATCAGGTGTTTCAGAGTGCAGGTGATGCAGGGTTTTTCTATGACTCTAATTATGTCAATAGACAAGATGAGTTAAGAGACCGACTTGTACGGGTAAGGATACTTTACTGGCAATCCATGCAAAGAACAGGATTTATGACCTTCTTCGATCCTGAAACAGGAGGTATGGAGACAATGGAAGTGGAAGACGGATTTAGAATCCCACCAGAATTAAAAGAATTTGGTGCTAAAATAGAATGGGAATGGCATAACCTTGTTTATCAAGGAATATGTATTGGGGATGATCTTTATATTAATATGAGACCTTTCGACAACCAAAGAATGTCGATAGACAACCCTTCAAAAAATAAACTACCTATAAACGGTAGAAAATACTCAGATATAAATTCAAGGAATGTATCTCTAGTTATGTTAGGGGTACCTTACCAATTGAATTATAATACTTATAAGTATCGACTTGAGTTGGCTATAGCTAGATCTAAAGATATTATTGCCCAACTTGATATTAACCTTATCCCTAAGAAATGGGACATGGATAAATTCATGTACTACGTAGAAGGTACAGGTATTGCCTGGATAGACTACAACAAAGAAGGAGTAAAACTGAGTCCACAACATCAGTCTGTACTTGACCTTTCTATGAAGACAATGGGTACTTATGTTGAACTACTTAATTCTATTCAAGTAGAATGGGAGAGAGTTTCAGGTGTTAACCGTCAAAGAATGGGTGGGATGTCCCAATACGACGGTAAAGCTACAAGTCAACAAGCTATCGTACAGAGTGCACATACCACTGAAGATCTTTACAGGAAATTTGCTGGGGTAGAACAAAGAGATTTACAAGCTTTATTAGATTACTCTAAAGAAGCATGGATAACTGGTAAAAAAGCACAGTATGTAATGCCTGATGGAGCTGTAGAGTTTTTAAGTATAGACCCTTTACCTTATTTAGAGGCTGACTTAGGAATTTTTGTATCAGATGCTACTAAAGAGCTTGAGAAACTGAATCTTATGAGAGAGTTCGGTATGGGTATGCTACAGAATGGTACACCTCCAAGTACAGTAGCAGATATAGTTGATTCTGAAAGCTTTGTTATGATGAAAGATAAGATCAAAGAAGCTGAAACAAAAATGCAAGAACTTGAAGCAGCTCAGGGACAGGCTGAACAAGAAGCTAAAGCTGCAGAGCTTGAAATGAAAGAAAGAGAGAGGAGTGATCTAAATCTTAACTTAGAACTTGATAGAAAGAATAAGATTGATGTAGCTATGATATCTCATCCTGAACCTTTACCACCTGAACCTAAAGATACCAGTGTGCAAGAGAGAACTAATGAGATTAAAGAGCGGCAAGTAACAGAAACTGAAAGATCTAATAGGGCTAAAGAGGATATTGCGAAAAAAAAAAGATTCAGGTAGCAAAAAATGATAGGTCCTATAGAGATAATGAAGCAAGCTTACTCTGAAAATTACCAGGGAAGTATAACTGAGCTTATAATGGCTGAAGAAGCCGCAGCTATGCAGGAAGATGCAATGATTAATCAAGAAGCAGAAATTGCATCTACAGCTATGGAACAACAAGTCGGTCTTACTCAAGGTCCTCCAAGAACTATGGCTTTTCCTAATACAGGAGGACAGGATTTTAATACTATGGGTATGGACTACCCTATAGATATACAAGGGTTTGATAATGAAGGAGGACTTGTAAGATCTTACGAAGCTGTTCCTCCTGGAATAGATAGTATACCTATGGGCCCG